GCCAGAGTTTTTGAAATTTGCATCTCCTTCTAGTAATTGTTGTTTAAACGCATTTGCAATCGCTTGTGTTATAGCCATAATTTATCTCCTTATTTATTTTCCTCCGACTCGAGGAACACCTGATTGATATTCATCTCGTCTTCGTCTTCCCATTTGTTCTATAGAGAAGCCTTCAACTACTTGTTTATACTTTCCTTCGTATAATTGCAAGAGATCATTTGGCCCCTTTAAAAAAGAAAATGCTTCAACTAAGCAAGCATACAATAGTCCGTTGGGAAAATACTTACTAATGTATGTTGTCGTATTTGTAGCAGATAAACCAGGGTCTTTCAAGATATAGTTTAACTGAATTTCATAAGTTGAGCTAGGTGTAGGAGCCAAAACAATAGTGTCTTTGTCCCACATACTGTAATATTTTGGTTCTCCAGTGGCACCGGTTGAATTATATTCTGACATAAAACTTGTGTCTCTATATTCTAAAAAATTTCTAGTTCCACCTGCTCCACCATCCACAATTTGTGCAGATCTAACGACTAATAAATCAGCAGGCACATCAATAAATCTTTGTGATGCAATTAAATTAGCTGTTGCATATCTTCTGTTATTATCAGAATCTACATCTCTAAATATTCTAAATTCTGCATCGCTAATAATTCCATCAACGATAGTCGATGTTAAAACATTTGCATCTACTTCTGTGTAATCTCTAATTTTTTGTACTAATTCTGCGTATGTCATTATGGTGTTAATGTAACTGGACCAGCGGTCACAGTTATTCCTCCTGAGTTTCCTGTTAATGTTGCATTACTTCCGCAATCAAAACTATAACTATTTGTATCTATAACTGTTATACTAAATCCTGAAGCATTTTCAAACACTGTATAAGCTAATCCACCTGGACTTCCATCTACATTTCTAAACACAACAGTATTACCTGTAGATCTTCCATGACCAGGTTCTGTGACAGTTACAACACTAGAGCCTGAAGTAAAACTAAATGGGTTACCGGGTAATAAACTTTCTGTTTCAGGTTCAACTCTTGCAGGTCTTGCAAATTGTAAACCTTGTGGATCAGCAACAGTTGGTTTAGGTTCTAACTGTGGTTGCTTTGGTTCAAATTCAGAAACATGTACACGTGATCCATTCCATTCAACAACCATTTCTTTATATGGAAAAGCCATACCTGATCTGTCTGAAATAAATTGTGCATATTTTCCGTTTGATCTAGACATTTGGATAATAAGTTTTAGGGGTTATAAATGTACTAGAAGAAGAACCATCTTCCTCTAATGCTCTTTTTAATTCATCTTCGTAAAGTAATTTCATTTGTTGAACTAATTCTGGTTTATATTTTTGTGATAAATAATATGCAAGTCCTGATACCATACAAGGAACAAATCTATAAGGTACATCTGCGTTGTTTGTGTAGGCCCCTGCATCCTGAATCCGGCTAACATAATAATAGTTAAGCAGGTTTCCGGCTTCAGTGCTTCCTGGAGTTAAATATAAAGTGATAGTTACTTTATCAATAAATCTTTGTACAAAATATTGTGTTGGAGTTCCTTCTTGTGTTTTAGAAGATAGACCTTGGTAAGTTGATCTATTAATTTTTGTTAAAGAAAAATCAACACCTGAAGAATTTCTATAAACAGCTTCTAAAATATCATCTACACCATAAACGGCTGTAGCATCTGATGCACCATCAGCAGCTGATCTATACATTGTATATTCTGATTGACCATCAACTAATGTAATTGAATTATTTTTTACTTCCCAAAAATGCAAACCTCTGTTGCCCCATTCTTGAAACATTATGTTTAAAGAACGTCTAGCTGTTTTTATATCGTTACCAGAATAATCAAATCTACCTATTCTTTCATAGGCTTCAGTAATTACATCATCAATATAAAAACCTGATTCAAAGGTTGTAGTTCCGGAAGTTGCCATTCAGCCTCCTACTTATCTATAAGTAATGTTGCGCCTTCAATATTTGTAATAGTAGAAACTTTCATTCCTCCAGGAAATAAAATCCCATCTTCAGGAATATTAAATGCAAAGACATCTCCTGTTGGACAGTCTCCTTGGAATAAAGTTGTACTATCAGTATTGTCTTGTAAGATTATTGAACCTGCACCGCCACCATCTGAAGCAAGAATAAGTCCTCTTAATCTTGTTCTTCCAGCGAAGACAGCACCTGTGCCAGAAACTCTTACCGCTTTTACATCTGATTTCATATTTTGTTTCTCCGTTAAAATTTTATGTGGGGCCAAAGCCCCACACTAATTATTTATTACGCTACTGTTGCGCCACTGTTTGAGATAATAACCCAACCAATTGTGTTTGCATATAATAATGCGACAGTATCATTTGCATCATTGAACGTAATTGTAGTTCCATTTGCAAAAGTAGCTGGAGTTAAAGTTCCATCTCCACCGTCAACAACCATAGTAATGATTTTAATTTGACCTGCTGAACCGTTTGCAAGTGTTAATGCATCTGCTCCAGTAGTAGTTATTTCAGTTACTAAGTTAGTTATATCAACTGCACCAGCGCCAGATAGTTGTTGAACACCACCTGTAATAGATGCTCCGTAAGTAGCACTAGTTGTGATAGCACCTGTAGTTGCGTTTTTTGTTATTTGTTCAAAACCGTTTTCTGATCGTACCGGTCCTGAAAATGTAGTATTTGCCATAATTATATCCTCCTAGTTTCCGAACATAGTCTCTAGGCCGTCGACTATACGCGTCTATGTTCTAATTAAATTGTATAGTAATTAATTTATATACTAGATTTGTATAGAGTGCAAGAGATCCCTAGGAATGATTGACGTTTTCAATAATGTCTAAGTTCTAATTAACCAGCGAAAAGGTGAACTTCACCATCTCTAGGATTATTATGAACTTGTGCTTCTTGTTCTCTGATGATTGATCTAATTACTCTTTTAATCTCATCACCTAGAACAGACATTTCTGGTGTTATTTGTCCTTTGTTTTCAAGAAACAACTCGTTCCATCTAGACTCGAGTTTCAGTTTCTTTGCGAACAATACCATGTTGTCCTGAGCCATTTGTAACCTCCTCATAGGTTATGTAAAAATCATTTCCAGTGCTTGTAAACTGGAGATCATTTCTTTCCCATTTTATATCAGATTTTCCTAAAAAGTCAATAATGGGTTTATTTAGCTCATCCGCATTATTTATCTCTTTTTCACTTTCGATTTCAAATTTTGTTTGAAGATTTTTTGTAAATATTTTTACTAAGTATTTGTATTGAGTCATTTTTTCTTTCTATATTTTAAATGAGGCGGGATTGTGTCCCGCCTCAAATTTATTAAGTATTATGCACCTTCAACGCCAAAGATACCTCTATAGTCAGAAACTCCAAAAGAGTATCTTTCTCTAGCTTTGTATCTTACGTTACCAGTATCAAAGTCACCTTCCATTGCAGTTTTAATAGCTGCTCTGTCAAAGTACTTCATACCATTTGGCACGTCAGTGATAATGTAGAACGCATCTGGATCTGTTAAGAAATTGTTCACTCTGTAACCTTGAGGAACCATTCCCATAGAAACGATTGCATTGATGTCATTATCAGCAGTACCAACTCTACCTTGAGACTTCATAAGTCTTTCAGCAGTGAACTGAAGTTCAGAAGGGATAATCATTTTAACACCTCTTGCTGCGATTTTTAGACCTCTTTCGTCTGTCATCGCATTGATGTCAATCAATGATTGCTCTAATGAAGTTTCGTTCAAGTCAGCAGGCGTTGCTAATGTGTTTGATACAGTTCCACTAATTGTTGGGTGAGTAGTTGCAAATAATGCAGTACCATCACCTGAAGTGAATGTTCCAAAACCATTAATCAACGGATTAACCGCTTTAACTTGTTTTGTGTTCGCCATAGATCTAGCAAGTGCTTTAGTATATCTACTAGCAAGTCTGTCATACAAGTTATCTTCAATCGCTTCTTCAGTGATTGAAAATGCTAAAGCTACAGTCTCGTGAGTGTATCTTGCAGTGTATGTCTCTTGAGCATTGTCAAAAGTTACACCAGAACCCTCAGCTTTTGTCTGTGCTTGAGCAAAACCTGATAACATAACTTCTTCTTCAAACGCTCTGTCTGAAGACTCAGTAGTGTATATTTCAGCATGCTGATTCTCGTAACGTTTATATTCCAGACCGAATAAAGCATTCAAACCTGGCTCTAGTTCTTTAACTAGTTGTCCTCGTGATATCGCCATAATTATTCTCCTTATATTCCGGCTGTTTGTTTCAAGAAATGTTCATTGATCGTAACGACCCAATTTACATTTGCTGCTGTTAGATCATTATTGTCAGGATCTTTAGAAACACCGATAACCTTTAATTGGCCATCAGAAGTTGCTAAGTCTCCATCATCTAACTCAACTTTTGAAACGTAGTTAGGTGCACTTCCCGCAGTGTACTCGATATCAGCTACATTACCAATATCAGTTTGTGCAGAAGCACCTGTGTTATTTGATTGAACCTCAAATCTTTCATAAGGATCGTCACTTACGAATCCAACAATGTCTGTTGCAGTGTTAGATGCAGCTAAGTGATTAGCCCATGTAGGTTTTGAAGTTGAAGCGTCAGTATAGAATACACCGTTTAGTGAGCCTAATAAAACGTCTCCCGCTGCTGCTACACCAATAGTTCCAGTAGCTAACATTTCTACTGGGTCCCATTGATAAATAGCTGTTGCAGAAGCTGCAATATCATATTCACTTAAACCTTGATTGTCTCTATTCTGTCCGACTTTACCAATTGCTTTCAAACCGAAAGCGGCGTCTTGATTTGCCATAGTATTTGTCCTCCTTAGACATGTTTAGTTTAAGTGTACTCTGTTGGCTTAGAAATTCTTTAATTAGGATTTCTTAGTACCACCAAAAGTTACACGCGTTTGCCTATCAATATTGATCGGCATACTTGGGTGCTGTTCCTTCATTAAATCGTTGTCTACTGCCTCAACGTTGTCCTGAGCTTGTTGTGTATAATAGTCAGTACGTTGTTTTGCGATTTCTTCCGGTACCCTTGCCAGCACAAGGCCACCAACTCCGATCACTCCCTTGTATTTTCCGTCTTCCACAATTGGATAGTCTGAGTCTGGATATTCGTCAGATCTAACTAATTCATATCCTGATCTAATTCTTCCAGCGACGTTTTTAGTGTCTTGGAATCCCATAGATTCAACTCTGATCCATCTGTGTGTAAAACCTGTTGGAGCAGGGGGTGCATCTAAAGATGATGGTGGAGTCCAAACTTTTTTCTTTTCAGAAACTTTTTCTCTAGTTTGACTCGCACGCGAGGTTCGTTTGTCATTATTATTTTCCATATGCTATACCTCCTTCGTGATTTTTAATTGTTTCGCATATTCTTCAAGTGGCACACCTAATTTTTTTGCTATTGCGACTTGAGACGGTGTGAGTCTCACGGTTTTGCGACCAGTATTTGTACTTCGCTTCGCACTAGCTACTGTTTGTACGGGTTTGGTCGATCCTTCCCCTAAATTAGATCTATTTGTATCAAATTTGTGGGGGAATTCAAGTCTTATTCTCTTATCTATTTCAGAATAATACTCATCAGATTGTGGGTCATAACCTTCTTGTTCTGTCAACTTTTTATGTAGATCAAAAGCAGTATAAGTCATAGCCGTATCTTGTCCAAACCATGTATTCTTAGATGCCCATGATTCAGCCTTTGGATCCGGTGTGGGTTCTGCTGTTTGTCTTCTATTTAAGTTAATTTCAGGTTTAACCTCTTTTTCTTTCTTAGCATTAAACTCTTCTTGAGCAGCTTTAGTTTCAACAAGTTTAGCATGTTTATAACCATATTCAGAAATTAAAGCTTGAGCTTCTACTTCAGCATTAATATCACCTGCTTCTCTAGCTGCAGCTAATTTTGATTTTGCTGCTTCTAAACCAGATTTAATTCCATCTTCAGTAGTTTTTAAAAAGCTTGGTTCAATTTTAGAGAGTTTTTGTTCTGCTTTTTCTTTATCAGTTAAAACAGATTTAGCATAAGTTAATGCTTCATCTTTTTGTCTCTCAGCTTCTCTCCATTTTTTTGTAAGCTTCGCTATTCTTTTTTGAACGCTTTCAGAATATTGAGCTAACTCATCTTCTTTTGGA